TATTGCTGGAATCGCAGAGCCAGGTCGTTCATTTGTATCTAAAACTGGACGACACTCAGTTGTTATGAATTCTGAATATAGAGTTTATATGTGTGTTGGTGAACCAATTACAGGAAAATGTTATGTAGGTGGTCTATATGACAATGGTGTTGCAACTTCACGTAATGCATGTGAAACTACAACCGGCGGTCTATGGTTACCAACAGGTGCTTCAGAAGAACCTACTGGTTACACAGGTGATCCATCGTTAGCAACTGCGTTGAATATTACAACTGCTGATAACTACACATGGGCATTCTTATATAAATTAGAATTAAATGACATTATTAACTCAACTACAAATGACTGGATGCCAGTAATTTATGGTGATGCGGTTGGTGCACAGACTGAACAATTTACTCATGGTGATGCTGATGCGATTTTCTCTGCAAAATGCCATCACGGTCTAATTCACGTTCGTTTAGAAACTTCTGATGGATTCCCAGATAATGACGACTTCCGTCAAATTGGTTTGCTACGTAATCCTGAGTTACAATTAGATGGATCTGCAGCTAAATCAGCAGTATATCCAGACGCAGCAGGAACATTAGAAGCTGATACTGGACAGTTGATTTATTTGGAAAATAGACGTGCGATTACTCGTGCTCCTGACCAGATTGAAGACCTGAAACTTGTTGTTGAATTCTAAAAATTAATTTTTTTAAAATCCACCTTTTATTTGTATAATAAATATATGAATAAGAGGTTTTAACAAACCAGTTAAATAATTTATCAGGAACGACTTATGGCTATTAACTTTAATACCGCACCCTATTACGACGATTATAATGCAGATGACAAGTTTTTGCAGATTTTGTTTAATCCTGGTCGTGCTGTACAAGCACGTGAATTAACTCAAATTCAATCGATTCTTCAGAACCAATTAAGTTCTGGGGCAAATCACATCTTTAAAAATGGTTCGCCTACGGTTGGTGCTGATTTATCTTTAAATATTAGACATTATATTCAACTCGCAACAGCAGACGCTAGTTGGAATGGTCGTTATGTTTATGGTGTTGATAGTTTGGCAATTGCACAAATTGTTCAATTACACGATGATGAAACACAACCAATCTATTACATTAAACCGTTATCTGGTAAGTTTGCCGATTCTGAGCAAATAGATACATATGACACTGTATGTAATACAGGGTTTGACCCACAAGATGAAACCGTTTGTCTAGATAATTCTTTCTATAATGCAACTTTAACTTATAAAACTGGAGTTCTCGTTGGTACTGGCAAAGCAATGGAGGCCACTATTAATAATGGTATTTATTATGTTAGTGGGCACTTTGTTCCAGTCCTTGCTCAGACAATATTCTTAGATTATACTGGTGATACTCCTACTTGTGATGTTGGTCTTGATATTGAAGAAAGTATTGTTGAAGCAACAATTGACCCACGACTTTTAGACCCTGCTTCTGGTTTTTACAACCAGAATGCTCCAGGTGCTGACAGATATACAGTTAATTTGAAGTTGATAAAGAGAACTGATTCCGTTGATGGTGTTGATTTTATTGAAATTCTTAAAGTCACAGCCGGTGTTATTAGCACTGCGATTGAACGTACTGCATATGCTGATGTAATTAAAGAATTAGCACAAAGAACTTACGATGAATCGGGTGATTACACTACATCTCATTTTCCTATTGAAATTAAAGATGCTGGTGAAGATTATACAATCAAAATTAATCCAGGAAAGGCATATGTTCGTGGTTATGAAAATGAATTATTAGTACCAATTGAAATCAGTGCTCCGAAAGCAAGAGAAACTCGCACAATCACTGCAGACCACATTCCAGTTGAATTTGGTCCATATTTTGAAATAGAAGGTGTTAATGATATTGAAGGCGTATTTGATATTCTACATAAAGAAAAAGTATCATTTATTACTAATGCTGTTGGAACATATGGTGGAACAGCCGTCGAACAGACGATAGTTGGTCCGACGGATAGACGAATTACTCATTTAACGAAATTCGGTAATATGTATCGAATATACGTAGACAGTGATTTTGGTTTAGACGTCATTGCTCCTACAACGTATATCGTTTCTCAAACAAACCCTAATATATTCGTAAAATTATACAGACCTACTGGAGAAACTGTTCATAAAGGAACATTTAGACCTTGGATTTATCAATTACAAAGAATGACTTCTGCTGTAACTGGTGGTCAAACTAATTATTCAACCCAAAAGGATTTCGTTGTTACGTTAAACGGTTCTAGTGAAACTATTAACTCTGCATATCCAAGTATGCATTGGGAAAGAATCATTTATATTTACGATAAAACTTCTGGGTTAATTATTCCTGAATTTGCAACTGTATCTTCTGGTGTTGTGTGGCAAGCAGATTATACTGGAAACGAAAACGTACAAATCAGCATTCTAAACCAAGCAGACGGAACAGCAAATACTACATTACACTCTCATGATTTAGCAATTATGTCAGATATGTATATTTCTAATGCAAATTGGAAAAACATCTCAGAAACGACATTCACAGAAGATGTTACATTAACTGCAAATAACGAATTAATACTGAATCCTGGTGTAACTGAAATTATTTCAATTACTGCACCTGATTTATCAGACGCAACCGAAGATTTTTGGTTTTTTGAAGGGGAATATGATACAGAATTTAAAGATGGGTACGTTCAGTGGTCACACCCAACAAACGATCCTTCTGCAGGTGCTACGTACACAGTAACATTTAAAGGTTACACATACGGTGCTTCTACTAATGCTTCAATGTTCACTGTGAATTCATTTACAGATGCTGGAATTGATTATGGAGAAATTGGTACTTATGTTGGGTACTCAGAACCTACAAATTATAGATTAGCTGATACATTAGATTTCAGGTGTACTGCTGGTAATTTCGTATCAGGTAATTATTTACCATTGCCTTCTTCTAATATTACAGTTTCATATTCTTATTATTTACCTCGTGCTGATAGATTAACAATAAGCACTGATGGTGAATTTGCAATTAAACAAGGATTCTCATCAGAGGGTGCCTTATTGCCTACGGAACTACCATCAGAAATGACTCTTTATAACTTCTATGTTCCTCCATACACTTATGATGTTAAAAACATTTCTAAGACGTATGTTGATAATAAAAATTATAAGATGAGTGACTTGAGAGATATGGAAGAACGTATTTCTAGTTTAGAGTATTATACATCATTAAATTTACTTGAACAAGATACTGCTTCTATGCAAGTTCTTGATGAAAATGGATTAGAACGTTATAAAAACGGAATGTTGGTGGACTCATTTGTTGACCATGGTGTTGGAGATATTGCTAATAAAGAATACTTTATTTCTATATACCCAGAAGCGGGAATTGCTACCACACCATTCACTATGAAAGGTTTTGACTTTGAAGTTGGTGAGATGTCTGGTATGCAAGACAATGGAAGAACAATGACATTGGCATTTGATATTGTTGAGGGTTGGATAAGCCAAGCATTCGCATCATCAGTTTTAAATCTTAATCCTTTTGCTAAGTTATCATGGATTGGTTTCTTAGAAATATCACCTAACTCAGATACTTGGTTTGAAGAAACTTATGCTCCTTCTGTTATTGTTCAAAATGACAATAATAACAACGTTTTAGCACAAGTTGAAGCATTTGGAACACAAACTCGTTGGGGTTCTTGGGCAACTACTTGGACAGGTTGGTCTGATACTGGTGGTAAGAAAGACTTCGTTGCTGGTTCTACTGAAACTAAATGGAGAGGTAGAACTATTGGTGGTTATGCTGGTAGAGTTGATGTGAACCAAATAAACGGTCATGTCGCAGGAAACGGACATACAAACATTAAAGGATTCACCCTTGACCAAATTTGGAATCAAGGTTGGATGGCAACTAATACTTGGGTTGGTAATGGAGCACAAATATTCCGTAGACCGTCTAAATCGTTCACATTATGGAAAGATGTTGTAACCACAAATAAAACTTGGAAACAAGACCAAACAAGAACATCTACTTCGGTTCGTAGTGGTACTAAAACTTGGCAAGAAACTAAAGATATACGCACAGAAATTGGAAATAAACAGATTGATGCATCTTCAATCAATTGGATGCGTTCAGTTGATATTACATTAACTGCTGATAAACTGCGCCCTGAAACTCAGTTACATTTTAAATTTGATGGCACGGATGTTGATGCTTATTGTACTCCAGTTGGTGGAGCAATGGGTGACCCAATTGTAACTGATACTGCAGGAAGAATCAGAGATGCTGTGTTTACTATTCCGTCTGAAAAGGACGGTGTTAGATTTAATACTGGTCAAAGAACATTACAAGTACAAGACGCATTCGACGAAACAATGTCCACTCAAACGTCTGCAGTATTTACATCTGCTGGAACGTTAAATACTCGTCAAAGAACAATTCTTAGCACATTAGAAGCAGTCACTAAAAACGAATCAGTCAGTGATACAGAAACTGGCACAGATGTAAAAACAGTTCAACGTGGTGGTGGTACAACAACAACCACTACAGCTAAAAAGATTCGTGAATATTATGACCCAGTTGCTGAATCATTTATGGTATCAAACCAAGAGGGTGGTGTATTTGTAGATTCAATTGATTTATATTTCTATTCTAAAGATGCTGGAGAGGTTCCAGTACGATGTGAAATTCGTGAAATGATGAACGGTTATCCTATGTTTGACGCTTTACCAATGGCTGCAACTTTTGTTTATCCTGTTGATGTATTTACTTCAGATAACGGTACTGCTAACACAAGATTCACTTTCTCAGACCCAATATACTTAATGAATGGAACTGAATATTGCTTTGTTGTGATTTCAGATTCATTAGATTATAATATTTGGATTTCTGAATTAGGAGACAGAGATAGATCTACTGGTACATATATTTCTACTCAACCTTTCTTAGGTTCAATGTTCACTTCGCAAAATAACTCGACATGGACACCAGAACAAACAAAGGATCTTAAATTCCAATTGAACAAGTGTAAGTTTGATACTACTTCAGTAGCAACAGTTCAAATGAATATGAAAGGGTTTGAAGGAGTTCATACCGCAACAGGATTTACTCCAAACTTCCAACCTATGGAATTATCTGGTACAGATGTTAATTATTCTATGGTTATTAATTCAGATATTCAAAATATAATGACAAATATCGAAGATGGAGTTGATGAGTCGTTTGAATATGTTACTACTTTAGATTCAGCACATACACTTGCAAGTGGTTATGCTTATACTCCTCTTTCAATCGTTGCAGAACTTTCAACAACAAATGAAAATATTTCACCAGTATTTAATACAGAAAGATTAAGTATCATTACTAGAAATAATGTTGTGTTTGATGGTGCAGAAGAATCACATAATTCTGCAGGTGTTTATGTATCAAGAATGGTACAATTATCCAACCCAGCAGACGATTTACACATGTGGTTATCAATACAAGAAATACCTGAAACGTATGTGAAAGTATTTTACGATACTGGTGAAGTTGTTCCTCGTTATGTTGATATTGATTTCAACACTAATGTGGAAACAATGGGTTCTTATACTGTAAATGATTATGAACAGGAATATGCATTTGTTTATAATACTGCTCCAGATGAGCAAATTACTGCTGGTTCAGCAACACAATCTGCTTGGAATGGTACTGTAAGTGCTTATGATTCAAGTTTATATGTTGACGGAGATAATGACCCAGAAAATTTAACAAGAATGCATGTCGTTGATATTTCTAATATGAAATCAGTAACACAAGGTTCTTGGATATCAAAATACGACTTAACTGGGGTTGCAAAAGACACTGGTACATTAACAAGTTATGCTCTTGGTGAAATGTGGTTTGGTACTGCTGGTAATAATTTAGATAAAAAAGTTTATAGAAAAGTTACACTACTCGACGGTACATTAGGAAAGGCAGAAGTTCCTGTGTTACAAGTTACTTCGTTGGTTGATGAAGCACATGTTGATTTTGTAAATAATCTAGCAGTTGTAGAAGAAGCAGCAATTACGTGGAGAGAAATGATGGACGCCGGCGTTGCTAGTTCTAATTCAACCATTAATACTGATATGGAATTTTTAGAACATACATTTAAACCTTTAAAGAAAGTAACAAAAGAATTCAGTAGTTTTAGAATTAAAATCGAAATGTACACCACTAACGCTGTGTTCATGCCTGCGATTCGTGAATTACGTGTACTTGCTGTAACATAGGAGAATTGATATGAGTAAACCAATATATGTTAAAGATCCAATTACTGGTGCTGTGATTTTCCACGATGAAAATGCGTACTCAAATAGGAAAAAAGTCCTTCAACAACAAAAAGAAAAGAATGTTCTAGCGAATGATACCAAAACAGTTATAAATAGTTTAAGGAATGAAGTTACAGAATTGAAACATTTAGTTGAAAGTTTATTAAAAAATAAGGAGTTATAATGGCATTAGAAGTTAAAGACATACCTTATGTTCGTAAAGACGACACATTTAAAACGTGGAGAGAAAGAACGAACCAAATGATTCAACAACAAAACAACTACGTTCGGTTACAAGAATTTCAAATGCTTGGGATGAGTGACGAATACGTTATCGCATCAATGCAGATGAACTTAGTAGAAATTACTAACTCAGAAGAATAATTAACAGGAATTAAACAATATGTCTTATCAAACTTATACTCTTGCTGAATTAGCAACTATTGAACAGCAAAAAGAAGATTACATTGATTCGTTAAACATTAAATTATCGGATCCTAATCTTCAAGTAAAAGATTTAGCATTGATGCTGAAGTCGCTTGAAATTATGGACAATATGGAGCATATGGTTTCTTTCAAAGACTTCATTGTTAATATTGCCGCAAGATCAGCTCAATTTGTATCACCTACTGAATTAATCATAGGTGGTGGTCTTGCTACAAAATACCTTACTGATAACTTAGTACAGAATGCTGGATTTGAATCTGATGCAATGGAAGTTGAATTATGTAAACAATCTACATTTGATTCTGGTGTTAATTTAGCAGACCCTTGGAATAACGGTATTGCATACAAATTTGATACATTAGTTGCTGAAGGAACGACAATTATTTCATCTTATTCTGATGGTGGTAATGATGCTGTTGCTTGGTTTGATGTAAATTTAAACCCTAATACTCAGTACAAATTCTCATACGATTTAATTGTAAATAACGTAAATTGGGACTTGCCTTATGGTGGTCGTAATATGGTTGATATCCCGTCAATAGATGAAATGATTTTCTCTGAAACTGGTGGTGGTCCTGATTCAGTTCAGTACGTTGTTTCTGTTGTAGAAGATGTTACGTTAGACCGACCTACTTGTAATGGAGAGATTGCGCAATGGGTTGACGGTGGTGTTGATCAAATGGAAATTGATTGTTTAGCAATCTCTGGCACTTGGGTGTTAGGAAATATTAATAATCCAAATACACAAATTCACACTATTGTTCCGTATCATTTAGAAGCACGTGAAGGTGATATTATTCATTTCACAAACCCTTCAACTAATGTATTAGTTCATAATGCAGTATCGGATGATAATATTTCATTCACTTCTCCGGACTTAGATCCTGGAGAGTCTTGGTCTTGGACTGTTGATGGATATCATGATTTATATTTCCATTGTACATTCCACCCACTAGAAGAAGGACGTTTAACTACTACAACAAATCATAGATATCTTTATGACGTTGACCATGGATTAAACCCTGGAGATACTATTAAACTTCCAGTGAATTATGGTACTATGGAACCAATTCCTAACCTTTCTAATTCATATGATATCAATATTCCGATGGAGAATAGCTCTACATCAGTTGGTGGTGCGGGTGACCAGTCTGTTATTGATTCATTATATCATGACTTATCATTAAATCAATTAGTTACATTCCAGTCTGGTGAGGTTGAATTAGATCCTGATGCAGCTGCGCCAGTAGCAGCAGAGTTTGACGATTCAGCTATGTTATCGCCTGCCACTGCAAGTGTTACTGTTAGTGCGGGTTCTGTTGATAGCATAACATTAGAGTCTGGGGGATTATACACTTCTGTCCCTACATTAACAATATCAGGTGGTGGTGGTTATGGTGCCACTGCAGATATGGTATTCGATGGACAAATCACTGAGATTGCCCTTGTTGCAAATAGCGATGGTATTACAGGTGGTGTTGGATATACAACAATTCCACCAGTGGAATTCGTTGGTGGAGATCCAACAGTTCCTGCTGAGGCGGTTGCAACAATTTCGAATGGATCTATTACAGCAATCACTATTACTAATCCTGGATCTGGATATCAAAGTTTACCAACGGTTAATATTATTGGTAGTGGTGACCAAGACGCAGGAGGATTGCCTCTTAACCCAACCGAAAGTGCGATTGTTGTCACTACGATGGAAGGAACAATCACTTCATTAACACTAACTAACGGTGGACTTGCTTATGGTTCAACGGGTGGTGTTGCTGAAGGTGAGAGACAATGGGAAACTTATGTAGTAGCAGGTGTTACTAAAGGTTCAGAAAGAGTTGACGTATTTTTAGATGACGTTAATGCTATGGGGCATATTCATACATTAACAATTTCAACATCACAATATGATACTATTAAAACAGGATCCCCGACTTTAATTGAAACTACCGCAGATGATACTGGACACAGTCACACAGTTACATTTGATTGGAACCCAGCATTAAATGATGGTCTTGGTGGACTTATTTTAGTAGGAATGACTGGAACACACACTCACGGATTAGACGAATACTTTGAGATTTCTGGTGGTACTAAAATTGAATTAGTAAACTTCGGACATTATCATGAATTATTAATCACTGAAGTAGACGAAGCAACGTTGAAAGCAGGAGTTCTTACTGTAACAGGAGAAAATCCTGACACTACAGCCGCACATGACGGAACTGGTGTAACAATTATTAGAACTTCAGACTTTGGTACTTCAGATCCTCAGCATTTCCATACAGTTGAGTTTGGTTGTATCGATGCGGTAAATGACATTTATGTTATTACAGCAATTGACCAACATATTCACGACTTCGGACGTGTTTGGTATCCAGGATCTAACTTATTCTCAATTAGTCAATACGATGCTAGTTTGGGTGGTGATGATTTGAATCCAGTATCTATTGCTAATCCTTTTGAAGATATTCCTGGATTTGTTAAAAAGACAAGAGGTGTTACTTCTGCTGACCATGGTTTAATTCCTGGACAACGAGTGCATTTTGAAAATATCGTTGATGGTATTCATCATGGTAATACAAACTATTGGGTGGAAAATGTTGTAGATAAAGATAATTTCGTATTAACAGAAACGGTTATTTATGGTTTGCAGAACTCAGCAGGAACAACACCGACTACGTTTAATGTTATTGAACAATATACTGTAGTTTCAGACCTTGCTTCATACAGATTCCAAGTTGAAAGAGATTTAACTAATCATATTGGTTCTCCGTATGTTGAGGGAGTTCAACTCTTCTGGTCTAGACCGAACACTGTAAGTTCAAATCAACACGGACTAGCGGTTGGTGATGTTGTACAATTACCATCAGGTCCTCAAGCATACACTCCATCAGAAGCACCAGGAGAAATGCGTGACCATATTGTTGTTGCGCTTGGTGATGGTTATGGACCTACTGAAAATTTAGAAATTATTGTTGATACACAAACAACAATCACGTTGGCAGATCCAAATGCCACAGTTGTTGAAGGTGCTCAAGATACTCCTTGGTACTGGTCATGGTGGGACAGAACAGATATTTCATATGCACCTTACCAAAGGGACGAAGCAATTCATGAATCATTCGGTGGTAATGACGGTACTAATGGTGGTTTCACCCTTTACCGTGGTGGTTCTTATAAATTTATTAATAATGCTTGGAGCACTTTAGCACACACTGCTGCAGAAGATCCTATTCAAATGTACTTACACGCTGCTGGTATTAAAGAAATTACAGGTGCAGGTTGGGACAATTTAGTTACATCAGGGTTTGTTGATAATGACGGTGA